ATACGTCTTACATCTGTTAACGTTAATCTTTCTAGGTGGATTTAGGTTGTCATTCCAAATAAGAAGACCTCCTCCATTGCCATCTGTCACGTAATTCACTCCAGTAATAAGATGGTTTTTATTAAACCCAAGCTGATTAATGGTACTGCCTAATATCAACAACGATGTGTTAGTAACTTGATTGTATTCAAATATACCCTCAAAGTTATCAGCCTTTACAAACCAATACAATAAGTTTTCAGCCTCTACAGATAAAGCACCTATAGTCACAGCATTTAATGGAGCAGCTACTTGGTATTGCGCGAGAATGGCCACTATATTAGTAGTTATAGTATTACCAAGAGCATTCTGAACGGCACCTATATTGGAACCCTCAGATGTATCAATGGTAATGTTAACCGCATCACGGTATTCGCCATCCGGTACCAATCTCTCGTCGAGATCTTTATTCATCCTACCGGCAAGAAATGTTCTCTGAAGTTCAGCCATATCTATTTAATCCATTTATCCTTACCTCGCATAGCCATAAGCAATCGACCAGGATGCATGTTGCTTAATCTAATCTTAGTATTTCTAAGTAGAGCTGTCTTTTCTTTCTTAACTCTATTTACAATGTATTCTTGCACACCAAACTTATTGTTTAGTAATGCATATTTCAAGTAAGCGTAAACGTATTCCTCAGCAAGTTTGTTGATTGTGATAAGAGAATCGTCACCGTTCTCCATACCATCTGAAATGTATTCAAGTACAATATATGCGTACTGAACTCCAGATGTAAAGTCAATAACACCAGCTGCTTTATTTACAAAAAATCTTGGATTAACATTTGCATCAGCTGTCTCTAAACCAAAGTTGTTAGCGATAGGATATCCAAAGTACCACTCCCCTTCATACTCCCATCCCCATTGGTTGTAGTATGGACCAGGGCCTACGTATAATTGGTTCTGTTGACGTAGTATGTCTAACTTAGCTTCACCTACAACAACCTCACCGTTTGAGTCAAATACAATGTCACCATTGTTGTCTTGTAGATACGCTGTGGCTGTTATACTCTGACGGGACTCTGTAAGTGGATACAAGACACCATTTCGAAGCATTGATATCCTTGCGTAGTTCACATAGTCAGGTGGCAATACCATCTTCAATTGATCGCCTAGTTCAAACTCAAGAACTTTAATGTTTCTAAGTGCGTCGTAGTTAAGCTCTTGGATTGCTCTTTTTGCGTGAAATAGAACAGTATATCTGTCGACATTATTAACCAACTTATCATTGCCAACATACATTAAGATGAAGTTGTTCACTATGTCAGCCAAACTGACGTACTGATAAGAACCCCAATTAGCGTCCTCAGGAATGTTACCATTGTTGGTATAGTACTGATAGTTAGTAATATATGCCATTATTGTTTTTGTTGAATGTCTTGTACTTCTTCAGCTTTAGCTGCTGACACTACCTCTTGTTCTCTAATTGATATACCAGCGTACTCTAAAATCTTAATAACAAGATTAGCGAAGTCATCAAGCGGCAACTCAAAGTCTTGGTATGTTGATGAAGAAGGATCAAATAATGGATCACCAGAAGGTGAAGTATAAGTCCATTGTGGGTCTTTTGGATATCTTAAGTACTGACTAGTTATGTTTGCTGTGATTGATGTAGGATAAACCAATATTCCATTCTCATCCATTGTGTATACTGGATAGGCAGCGGTAGGAGCAGTTAGGTTTGAGCTTATTAGGTTTAATATCTTACGATGACTAACCTTTTCTACCTCTGTACTATTATTATATACTACTTTATCTAAGAAGAAGTAATCATTAGGTAAGTTAAACTTATTAGTAACAACGCTATAGGTTAGCGAGTTGAATACAGAGAATGAATCTATAACCTCGGCCATATTTTTAGGGATATCTGTATATCCCTCTCCATGCATTCTAGCGTTCTGCTTATTGATTGCATTGCTGTAATTAAAGATGTACTGACCAAAAATCTCAAGCTGTGCTTGTTTGGCAAATAGATTGAATTCCAATGGCGTAATAAAGCCACGGTTTTCCTTGCTGATTATAGAGAGTACTGTATTTCGAACGTCATTGATCATCTGACTGCTTTTGTACAAAGATAAATAAAAAAAGGCACTCCATGTAGAGTGCCCTTTAAGTAGTAGTTAGCTTTAGATTAAGCTACATCGATGTCACTAACAGCCTGTGGAACAGTTACGTCATAAATAACATTTGTCCAAGATGTTTGCAAAGAAGCAGCAATTGCAGCTTGAATTGCGTCACGCATGCTAAGAGCAACTTGAGCAGCATGAGTAAGAGTAACAACTTTACCACCTGCATAAGTAATTAATGTAGTAGTAGCAGTTGCAGAATCAGATCCTGCTTCAACTAAGATTACATTATTAGCAGATACTAACTGGTTTCCAGCACTTGTGACTGGGATAGATAAAAACTTTTCCATTTTCTAAAAAATTAATGGGTTAAACAATGCTCAAAGTTAATCATTTCCTGAAAACTTATCTTCAAGGAATTTGTATAGCTCTAAACCTTCGTCTGATTGTAGATATGATGCAAGCGCATGAATATGATCATGTCCAAATGGAACGGTCATTAAGCGCTTCTTATTGTCTTTTAGGTTAAAGTGGATGTCTTTGTTTCCACGGAATGTAAAGTAACCTGTAGAGAACGCACGAGCGGCAAAGTTATTGATCTTAAGAAGTGGATCAGATGCAGCCTCCATGAAGTCTTGTGGGTATCGTTTAGCAAACAACATCATGTCACGCTTAATCTCAGCAGAACTCATTAGATCAACATTACCATGTAATACCAATCTAGCTACCGCCTCAAGCGTTGAAAGGTCTTTGTCGGCCAAATCGCGTGCAAGTAACAACGCGTCAATCTCAGAGAATAACTCCTTAACATCTTCTTGTGCATCACGTTCAGCATCAAACTCGTAAAATTCAGTACCATTACCTGGGTGGTAATGTAAGAATTCTTGTAATACTGGGTTGCTTTTTGGAACAATTAAAACACCATCTTCAAATACAATTGGCTCAACAATTACGTTGGCATCTTGATCGTCTTGAAATGGGCTTCTTGAGTTTCTCGCGTATCTCAATGGGTGGTTTGCGTTGGTTTCTTCATCGTAATAAAGCAAACGCTTGCGAGGTGTGTCTTTGTGTGCAATATAATAGCTCAGTGGAGCTTCTTGCAATTTCAATAAATAAGTCCTATCCTTAGGCTCTAGTTTTACTCTGTTCATTTGATATAATTTGAATTATTAAAAAAAATAGAGAGGGGCCGTAACCCCTCTCGTATTATTGGTCTTCTTATCCTTTGAAGATGAAGAAGTTGTTAGCACCTAATGTACAAAGCGCACGCTCTGACAAGAAGTTGACTTCCATAGCATCGAGATCGTTAGTCTGTACACCACCAGCTGAACCAGTCATCCAAGTTTTATAACGACGGTTTTCAGCTTCAGAAGCACGGTAACGAACGTGAAGGAATGGACGTTTTGCGTTCTTACCAAGTACTTGATCGTAAACGTTCATTGTACCAGCAGGAACCAAGACACCATTAACAGCACCACCAACGATACCACCACGAAGAGTTGCGTCGTTAAGGTATTTCCAGTCAGTTTTGTAGAACTCATAACCACGACGGAATCCAGAGAAACCAAGGTTAAGAGCCATTTCTTCGCTGTTGTCAAACAAACCGTAAGAAGTACCACCAGCACCGTAAGAGTTTTGAGCAGCCAACATATCGTCGATGTCAAAAGAGAACTGACGGTTTAAGAACAATACGTTCTCAGCGATAGCACCTTGCTTGTCAAGACGTTGTACGATTGTATCGAAGTCACCTAAAGAAGATGGGTTACCACCTGCCCAGATGTTACCACGAGACTCGATAGCAGCAAACATACCTTGAGTACCAGCAGCAGTTGTACCTGGAGCAGAGCCTGGAGCAGCAGCTGTAGATGGAGAAAGGTAAGCCAATGCATCAGAACCAGCTTCAGCTCTAACACCTTCTACCATTGACATCTCTAGGTAATCTTCGTAACGTAGACGAGTTTCGTGCTCAGACTTCATGTACCAGTAGTAACCAGTAGCACCATTCTCAGTAGTCACTTCAACCCAACCGATTTGAGCCATGTCAGAACCAGAGACAGTGTACTTGTCTTTGATGATAATTGGCTTATTGTCGAAGAAAAGGTCTTGTGCTTCATTAGAACCAACCATGCCGCTAGTTCCTTTACCGAATTCAGATCCGTAAACAAATGCAGTTACAAGCTCAGTTGTAATTGTAAATGGCGAACCAGAAGCGTTGTAGAACTTAACTGTAAATGTAGATCCGTCAGCAGCAACTGCACTAATAACAGCTTTAGCTGAATTAGCAGCGATTGTCTGAGAAGACAAGAATACAGTTTGGTTTACACGGAAGTTACATACAGTAGCCGCAGGCATGTTGAATGTAGCTGTGTCAGATGCAGCTGCAGATGCAGGAACAACGTTAGTGTATTTTGTGTGAAGACGACCTTGTTCTGCCCATTTGATGAGGTCAG